TGGTGTTTCGCTATTCCAAACTTTGAGGATTTCAGCGTAGTTCATGTCAGTCATCGAGCAAAGGATCGTCTTTTTCAATGTCATCTTGCATGTCAGGTGGCATCATCTCTCGATCATCAATATCGAGATCGAAGATCTCACCAGGCATGTCCTGAATTTCATCCCACATAATCAGTTACCGTTGAGAAAATCTGCCATTGCTTCTTGATACTCTTCGAAGGTAGCGAAGCGATCAGCGAAGCGGGAAGGCACCTTACCCGTGCTGGGTGATGCCTTGGGGAGGTCTCGCCCCTTAGCGAGGATCTGTTGCTCGTAAACGTTGTGGTTTTTTTCCATGTGTCTACAATACACGGTTTGAGGGGCAGTGCCAAAATCGTGTGCCACCTGTTCGATCGTCCACTCGCGGCCGACCAGTTTGTAACACTAACTCTGTGTGGTGTAGTCTACATCGAAGGGGACAACACATTCACCCGCTTCAATATCATCTAGGATGATACGGTAGTCTATACTTTGGATGCAAAATCCTGCAGATGATGTTAACTCCTCAATCAAATCATCTTCATCATCTGCTTCCCAAAATGTTCCGATATAATCTTCATAGATCTCAAGTTGTTGTGAAGGTGATAACTCAAAGTTGTCATCTTCAAAATCAAACTGAATCGAGGTAATTTGGAATTGCATTGTTGTTAGTTAGAGAAAGAAAAATCCCGAACATGTATACATTACACGATCGGGATTATTAATCAAGTGTTATTGTGCCAGTTCAATAAGTGTCATCATACTCATTGACTTCTCGTTTAAACTTCGCTACCTTCTTTTTAGTTTGTCTGCGAATATTCTTCACTTCATAACCAAAGTCTTCGAAATCATCATCGAATTGTTGATACCTTTGGTTTTCGGATTGATTGTAACGCTTACCCATGATTTGCTGTTGATTGTTGTATCAAACTGTGTGATTATTTAGTTACAGCAACTAGTTCACCTTGTTTGATACAACTATTGACTAGTTTACCCATTGATTCTTCATTCTCAATGGTTTTACTTACTTTTTCAATGAATTCTTCAGTATTTTGACAAATAAACTCGTATTCTTTGTCAATATTACTCTTATAAGTGATATATACACTCTTTTCTTCTACTTTTAACTCATTAATAGCAGTAGAGTCTTTGATTTCAATGGTTTTCATTGATTTGTGTGTTAATGTGCGTTATTTAAAGTTTAAAAAAGAAAAACTCTTAAAAATTAAGAATTCTCAGTTTTATAACTTTTTAAAAAAGTCGTTTTTTTGACTTTTTAAGAATTTGAGAAATCCCCCAAATCCATGAATGTAGTATACAGTGCTTTCGAGGGTTTCTGAGGGGTCTCTGTGCCACTAGAAGCACTGTCACACCCTCGGTTGACTTTCGAGTGGTAGCGTGCTAAGCCAACATCTCCAGCGCACCTTACCCCCATTTAATCAACCTTTTTTTATTATTGATTCTCAACTAGACTATCTTATTGAGAACCATTGGTATGACTAGCGCGGAAGCACCTTGAAAACCTTATTGATTCTCAATAGCAAGTGCTTACTTGTCTATGTACTCCCATACGTGATTGTATGCATGTTTTGTTTGAAATTGGATGTGTCTAGTGATGTTACCAGAAGCAGATCTATCACCTTCTCCTTTGAGATAGTATGATGCATTAGATATTGATTCAAACTCTACAACTTCATTAGTGTGTATGTGTGTACCACGTACTGGTTTTGCTTTAACTAGTTTAGATAGTTGTGAGATCTCTTTTGCTTTCTCACTAGTAAGACCATTTCTTTCTGCTCTTGTAAATGGTGATGTTGCATCATTCTTTGATCTAAAGCAATACCATCCCTTTGCTTGTAGTTTGTTTGAGTTGGGTGAATTAAGTGAGTGAAATATAGAGTTATTTTGTTTTCTATCACCTAGGATTGCTTCTGCTGCATCTGCTTGTGATTTAAAGTATCGCTTCTCATTTGTTGTTGGATTGATAGCATAGATGCCACCTCTACGATTAACACGATTGTTTACTTCTTTTAGTGGTTCACCTTGCCAACTCCAACGATGACCTGATGATTGAAATGTTGTACCTTTGATACATGCTTTTACAGCACCACGTTCAGATAGTGTTGGATCTCTTCCTAATACTGTACGTAAGGCAACACCAGTTGTTGGGTATGTTGTTAGGTATCTACCTTCTAGATCATAACAATCTACTGGTTTAGAGTATGGATGATTACCCCAGTATTTGGGTGGTTTCTTAATACCATCACCACCTAGGGTAATATTATATCCATAGTTGTACGTATCGTATTCTTGAATGTAATGTCTTTCTCTATCATTTACTACTTCATCGGGGCATTCTTCAATGAGAGTAAAGATAAAAGAATCTGCACCATACTTACGAATTGCTCGTAGTATAGGCATTGACTGTGCTTGCTTATTGTTTAGTCTTGCTGTGTTCTTATGTTCTTTCCAGCGATCGAATGGATTATGTTTAGTTGTCTTACCAATGTACTTCTTATCGTTAGCAAGATTTGTTATCAAATATATGTGCGCCATACTATTATTTTTTGAATTGACACCATCCTGTTGCAATGAACTTGGTTGATGTTGTTGGTGTTACCCCTTTATGTGGGTGAGTCCAGTATGCAGGCCATACTGCCATCATACCTTGTCTTGCACGTAGTTTCATATTTTGAAACGGAAACTCCGTGCCTTCATTACAATCATTGAGATAGATCATCCATGCTATATGTCTAAGTGGATGATAGGATGAGTATTCACAATGTGGGGAGAAATAACCTTCACCTTCATTATAACGTTGAATGTTATAGTAGTGGCATATCTCCCACGGTTCAATCTGTTCTAGGAAGTGATATTTATTGACGTAGTTCTGTATACCTTTAACAACAGCAGGATAGATGAAAGAATTGTATTGAATGAATTGAGTTTCAAAGAAGTTAAGATGAAGATCAGTAGAGCGTTTAAACTCTAGGTTGACTTCATCATGATTGATTGCACCAGGGACTGTGCGCTTATCCTTTTGGAATAAGGCACAACAGGTAGCAGCATCCCGCTTCTCCATTACATTATAAATCTCAATCATTGCTGACATATTCTATCTCTCATCATTATTCCAGAACTTTAGATTTGCTTCTAGTAGTGCTTCAGTGACATCTTCTTTGAATGAGCGTCGTGGGATAAAGATATCATCTTCATCTTGTTTATACTCTGGGTATTGTTCTTTGAATGTGTATTCTACATCATAGATGAGCGATTGTGTGATGTCATTGAGAACTTCTAGTGTTTGTGGTTGAAGTGTTTCCCACATATATCCAGGGAACATATCATCCTTGACACGATCTAGCAATGCTTTCTTACATTGCCAACGTGCATCAAAGAGAGATGTAAATGCTTCCCAGTCTTCGTTAGATTTAAAATTAGGAATTGTCATCAGGATTACTCTTCTTAGATGGGATGAGTTGGTATGCTAGTCTATCACGTAATAGATTAATACGCTCTTCATCATATTGTTGAAAGTTTGTGTGTTTATCTACTTTCTTGTAATGATGAAGGGCGTTGAGGATGATCGTGTAATCTTCTAGTGAAAGCGTGAACGTTTGACCTTCCATGTCATTTCAAGTGTAATAGTGAGTAGTATAATGAAGAATATGATGAAGATGGTACTCATTGATGTGCTAGTTTGTATAGTTCATCTAAGATTGGTTTTAATTCATCATATCGTGCGTTGTTGAGATGTTGTAGAGCACGTTCTTGTTCTTTACGGACGATTGCTTCTACTTCTTGCCATTGACGTTGGTTCATGTGAAGTTCCTGAGTGAATGGTATACTGCTTCAATATGCATGTTCCCGTGTATATATCCTGCCACGATGATAGCAATAGCGAAGAAGAAACAAGCGGCAAGTGATAGTACAAGAGGGACAGTAGGATTAGCTACCTGTGTATTGGTAGCATTTGTATTGTGGTTGGTATCGATCGATGTACTTTTGGGCGTGTTCGATACATGTGAACCAGCATCGTTTTCCTTCTGATTTGTCATCAAGGAAAATAGGGAAAGTTGGATGGTGGGGAAACAACTCGCTCTTTCGTGAGTTTAACACCTTGATCCCAGGATCCTTCTGCTTCTGGCGAGAACGAGTAGAGGTACGCTTCGTATTGTTGGTCGAAGTCTTTGTACTCTTTGCCTTCGGACTCGCTTTCGAGGTACTCTTTGATTGCTTCTTCTTTGACTGTGTACCAGTCGTAGTCAGCGATTGTTGGTTCTTCTTTAGTGCTGCTTGAGTCTTTGACCTTGGTGAGGATGATTTTGCCTTGGGAGATACTCCAGCAGAGTTCGTCACCTTCTTGCCAGTTGAGCGTTTTGAGGATGTGGTTGGGGATTTCGATGTAGTAGTCTTCCGTGTCGGCATACTGTTGAACCTCAGTGATGAACTTACTTGACATAATTATTCTCCTTCAACCATTGATATGTCAAGGGAGTAGGATTATATACTTCCCACATATTACCAGCGGCACATGCATTTAGTGCTTTTTGCGTCATTCCATCTGTTCTACCCGCCCATCCTGCTTCTGCCTCCCAGGGCACAGCAGATTTAGGATATGTACGCTCTGCCATGACACGCCAGACCATAGGAACAGATTCCTCAGGCATAATAATAGCAATCATGTTATTCTTGATGCTACCTGCCATACAGTCTTGTGCTGCGTGCCAACCCTCATGACGCATTACTTGCATCAAATAATGAGGTTTATCCATGTACTTCTTATTCAAATAGAAGTTGTTGGAGACAGTATGGTACACACCACGATGCCCTGGTGGGAAATAACGCTCATCAGCAAGGTAGACTTTACTACCAATTTGATTGAGTGTCATCAGTAGAGTATTGAACTCTGGAGCATTTGATGTGTAACGCTCTGGGTTCTCATATTGTGAAGAGATGTCGAGCATGGAATGGACTTCCTCAACATCTTTGGTACACTCACGGAGCAACATACACCCCATTGCGTCCATGGTGTTGTATCCTTTGGTAATCTTACCTGGCTTAGCATATGCTACTGTGCCGAGACTAACAGCAGTGAGGAGCGCAAGGAGTGTTTGTTTCATCATGATTGGATTGGTTCAGTCTTACGTTTTTCTTGAATTGCAGCAAATAGTTCTGCTTGACGTGCGTCATCCTGATCTACAACTGCTTGCATGAAGTCAGTGACTAGTTGACGCATCTCATCAGAGATCGAAGGTTGTTCTGAGCTCATCGTAGTTTGTGTAAAGGGTTTCTTCTGACTCGTAGTTTTCAGGATCTAACCACTCGAACCACTCATCTGCAAAGCAGATAGCATCGTCGTGACGATCTTCAGCAATGAGTTCACGGAAATGTTCTACAACCCACTCACAAATTTCATCACGTTGTTCGGAAATGCGAAGTGCGTCAAGGTTATTCATAGTTTTTTGAGGAAGAGAACGTTGGCGAGGTGATCGTATTCAATAAATTCTACATCACGAGGGAGTAGAGAGACTGCTGCTGCCGCAAAGTCGTTAGGAAACTTCTTAAACAAGCGCCAGAACTTCTCAACACCATCATAATCTAGATCTTCGTGCGGAAGGACACGAACTTCATACTCTCCACGAGTGTAACGATTGGGGAATGGATTGATGAACTCGCGGATATGCTCTTGGAGCAAATTCATTTGACAAATACCTCATCAGTATGTTCGGTGTGTAGCATTGCTGCTTGCTTCAAATAGTAGCACATGTGTGCCACATACTCAACATCTTCTTCATTAGGATCGAAATCAAATGAATTATCCCAATCAGGATTACCATTTTCATCGACAGGCGCACCAAATGGTACGTCATCACAATCTAGAGCGAACGCGGTATCATCAGCAACAAGATAGAACTGAGGAGCGGACATTGGTTTGAAGCGAAGGAACTACAGTGTACTATGTATGGGGCAGATTGTCAACGCATGTAGAGATAACCACCCGCCCAATCTGCATTCTCCAGCAACCACTCACGATCTTTAATCAGGCAGAGGTTGAAGCGAACGTGCTTAGCAGGTGCTTTGAATGATGCTGCCTTGTAGACTTCACCAGTCTTCTTATCTACGAAAGCGTGAACGCTACGGGAGGGAGGACGATTGTTGTTGGGAACCTCCATGATGATCTTGTGGTATTTGCGACCAGACTCGATCACGAACTTGTAGGATGGTGCTTCATACTTACCACCAATCGTGCCCTTGTTACGGGACCTGAAGTTGTGCTCCAGTGCATCACACAGCATCAGAGTCCACTTGCGGATGTTGAGTTGGATCTCGTTACGAGCGTCCTGGGTAGCGCAGAAGTCAGCGAAGGTCTTAGAGGTGGGGTTGGGAAGGGAGATCATGGTCTCTTGCGTTGATGAACTTAGTATAGGGTAAGATGGGGTCAGTTGACGACCATCTCGGTCACTTCTTCAGCTGGCACACGGGAGACAGTCAGGCGACGGAAGTTATAGTTGCGCCATTGCTCGCAAGACTCAGTGGTAACACGATTGTGCTGACGATCCATGCCCTTGGCAGTCTTGCACTTGCGCTCCTTGCGGAAGAACACGATAGGGTGCTGAGGGCTCTCAGCGAAGTCGATCTCGATGCGGTAGAAGGAGTGCTTCACGGTTTGGACGGTCATGTGGTGTTCCCTTGACGACTTCTGTAGTATAGGGCTCAGGAGAGCAGTTCCAAGGTCTCCTGTGACAGTTCTTCCATTGGCATGTTCTTCTCCATCTCGATCACATCGTATTCTTCTTCGATCTGTTCCAGGAGCCAGCGATCAAGCATTACTTCAGAAATAGTAGACATAATAGTTTCAGAGGTGAGTGTTTTCCATGAGGAGCATTTCATCGACAGTCATTTCAAGCTCTGCTGCCTTTAGTTCGAGATGATCACAACATGTGTCATCATCATGTAAATCAATCATGTCAGTGTCGGTCAAACAAGTAAGTTTGCCGAAGAGAAAATCAATGAAGTCAGTGTCGTCTTTAGAAAACATTGGTCCAGCGAGTGTGTTGTGCTTTGGTGATGCGTCCCTCTGCAAGCATGTTATCACACACATTACAGAAGACTTGGAACTTTTCAGTTTTAGTGAGAGCACTACCAGTGCAGCACTCTTTAATTGTGTTGATAATTTGTGCTTTGGAGGTAATCACGGGTTGTTCCCTTGACGACTTCTATAGAATACATCATTCAGGGTCTGATGGGGCAGATGGTAGACAGTTCTGCAACTGTTCGTACAGACGTGCTGCGTTGACTTTGTGGTAGGCAGAATATTGCTCTGTGTGACCCAGAGGGCATCCCATCATCATATCCAGCAGAAAGCGGATCTGAGCGGTTCTAAGGGTGACTTTAATAGGTGGGTCTATCATGGGCGGTACAGGCACCTTACAGGCGCTTCTAGAGGGGTCTAGCAGAACGACAGGACAGACGGTTGCATCTGCCTGAGGATCTGCATGGCACTGTAGGGTGTAGTTTTCTCAATGTCAACTACCTTTCCTGGTTTTTTTGAGTTAATTGGTGAATAATACTCTCGCTTCTTGATGTGGTAGAATCCCCATATACTTTTTGCAACAGCGCCACCGTTGTAAGAGAATTCAGAATGATTGCAACACCAAACAGATAGTATGGATTTATTGTGAAGTTGAACCTCATAGGTGTAACCTTTGGGTGGAGTGTGTGGGAAATCAGGTGGTAACTCTAGCATCAGCAGTATACGGGGGAGTAATCGTGACCTTCATAAGCGTTGAGGTTGAAGTCACTGACAGTAGCACCGTTGGCAATGTACTGGTTAATATCGTACAGTGCGTCAGTCTTAACACGAGTGGTGAAAGAGATCATACGCTGATCTTCAGGAGACTCAGGGTGCCAGATGACACGCTTGACGAAACGCTTGCCACCAGAGACAGGATAGAAATCGATCTGTGTGGCAGAGGTGTGGAGTCGCATGGGTGTCTCTCGATTACTTTGTAATTATAGGGTGTGCTCCGCGCTTGCGGAGCGTGATGCGGACAGTTCGCGGACTGTCACCCGAAGTGCTTCAAGAGGTGAGCGATCACGCCAACATCATCAGGGTTGTTGTAATCGTAAGTGAAAGTATATCCTGCCTTGATAGAATTTGCAAGAGTTCTGCGGGAATAATCAAACTTCCACTTGTCTTGTTGTGACTCACGAAGAGTTGCTTTCTTACCAAGAATAGGATCTCGCTTATCTTCAAACAGGAGTGCCATGTTATCAGGAGTGAGAACAGTGATGTAGATCTTGCTATAATCTACATCAACAAACGTCAGTTTATCCCACACAGACTTAGCATAGATGTTCTCATGCTGCCAGTTTGCACTAGGCTCACATGAAAATGCTGTCTTGACTTCATTCTTCAGTTTTTTAGCGAGGTTGACAAGAATGTCATAGGTGCCACCATCTTCAGGACGTGTGTTACAATCACCATCCCAAGATGATTGAATCTTGGCAACCTCATTGATAGTACGGAAGAGGAACTTCTCACCCCAACGACCACGCTCATCGTTAGTTAGTTGGGTGAGAGGTTCAAACGGAGAACCCTTCCAGTAGTCGCTGCTGTTGTCAACTGCTTCTTTGATGGTCTCGTCAAGGATGCTGCGGACAGTCATGGGTGAATTGTTTTGATAGGTATAGTATGGCATGAAAAAGGAGGGGCGTCAACCCCTCCAGTTCATTAACTGTCCCCAAAGATTGGGATGATGTCAGTACGACAATGCTCTGTCTTGCTTATGTGCTGTTCCCACAGAGCGGCATCTTCCAAATTGTAAAAGATCGCTTCTTGGCGGG